GAGATGCACGCCGGGAACTTCCACAAGCCGATGGTGCTTGAGGAGGGCATGAGCTGGGCGCAGATGAGTGTCACGCCGGAGGATGCTCAATTCCTGGAAACGCGTAAGTTTCAGATTGAGGAGATTTGCCGAATCTTCCGCGTCCCGCTGCATATGGTGCAAAGCCTCGACCGTGCCACGTTCAACAACATTGAGCACTTGTCGATTCAGTTCGTGATTCACACGCTGCGTCCGTGGCTGGTGCGGTTTGAACAGGCGATGCGCCGCGATTTGATTTACCAGCGCAATCGCTTCTTCGTGGAATTCAATGTTGATGGCCTGTTGCGAGGTGATGCTCCAAGCCGGTTTGCTGCGTATGCGTCTGCAATTCAGCACGAGTGGCTGAGTCCAGACGAAGTGCGAGCGATGGAAAACAGGAATCCCCGTGACGATGGCAACGGGAATCAGTATCGCAATCCACTGGTGAACACGCACGACAACCAACCAGCCAGCGATCCACCGGCTAATCAGATGCAGGCGATTGTCTCTCATTACGCTGACGATCTGGCATCACGCATAGCAGCTCGTGAACTCGCACAACTCGAAAAACGTTCCAAGCACGCTACAGCAGACCGGAAGCGGTTCAACGAGTGGGCGGCGGAATGGTATACCGATCACGCAACGTGGGTGGATCAGCAGGTCAACGGATTTTGCGATTCACTTGGGGTGCGTGAGTCGGATAGAATTGCACTGGTCCAGTCATTAACGGCTGGCACGGTGCAGCAACTCTGCACCACCGAAGATGTCAACGCTTGGGTGATGCAGCATCAACAGGAATTGCAGCCAAGCGTTGCACAAGCACTGAAAGGGCTTGTCCTATGAAATATTCCAACATCATTAGCGAAGTTTGTGCAACACCGTGGGCGATCACGCGGTCCAAACTGGAAACGATCATTGGCATCGTGGAAGCACGCGACGCTGGTGTCAAGATGTCCAGTGAGATCCGCGAACAACTCGAAGCTGTCAATGCAGCCAGGGAAGAACGCACAGGACAGCGTCAAGGCGTGGCAGTGATTGGCCTACATGGCACACTCTCTCATCGTCCTAGCCTGTTCACGTCTGGTGGATTGTCAACATCCGAGTTCACGCAGGTGTTAAATCAGGCAGTGCAAGACGAACGCATCGCCTCGATTGTGCTCGATGTCGATTCCCCGGGTGGTAGCGTGTTTGGCACGCAGGAAGCAGCAGACGCTGTGTTCGCGGCTCGGGGCGTGAAACCGATTACAGCTGTGGCGAATGCAGAAGCACACTCAGCCGCGTATCACATCGCCTCGCAGGCCGATGAGTTCGTTGTGATTCCTTCCGGTATGGCGGGTTCCATCGGTGTTATCTTGCCGCACGTGGACGATTCCGAAGCCACTGAAAAGGCAGGCTATCGAGTCGAGTACATCACCGCGGGCGAGAACAAAGCAGAAGGATGGCAGACATCGCTCAGTGAAGAATACCGCGACCACCTGCAATCCATTGTTGATTCCTACTACGAGCCATTCGTCGCCAATGTGGCTCGCGGGCGAGGTGCCAGCGTGGATCAGGTACTGGACAAGTTTGGTCAGGGTCGCAGTTACGGAGCTGAGCAGTTGCTTCAACGCGGCATGGTCGACCGCATCGCCACTTTCGAGCAAGTGCTGAACGAGCATGTCACCGCCGCTCAGTCCAACCGAAAACGGAAGCGACAACGCCAGGCATATGCAGCCAGTTTGAATTAATCTTGACACGCACGCGCACAGGCGTACACTAACCACTTGAAATAGCTGATACGGCATCCGGTCGGCATTTCTCCACAACACATACAACGTCACGCAACGCGGACGTGGAACGATTCATCTCACTTGCTGAGGTGGTCTGTTCTGCGTCCGCGTTTTTTTATGGAGTGAGAACATGCCATGTTCACTGCGAGGCGATCGCCTCAAAGAATTACAGGATGCCAAGTCCATCGCGGCGAAGGCACTCCAGGATGGAATCGAGGCCGATGTCGATGATGAAAAGTTTGGCGAGCTGTCCGCAGCCGTCGAACAAGCCGACAAGGCCATTAAACGCTACGAAGATCGACTGGCGACAGTTGAGGAAGTTCGCGGCAGTTTTACGACCAGCGACGAACCTCAAATCGGACAGATTCGCGATGCCTGGCGTGATGATCCGAAGTGTGGTTACAAGCAGCCTCGTGACTTCCTGATGGAAGTGATGGATTGCAGCCGCACAGGCCAGACAACTCCCCAACTTAAGTTTCTGTCCGCTGCCGGTTCTGATGAGCACAGCACCATCAATGACACTTATGGCGGGTTCCTCGTTCCTGAGGGATTCCGACCCGAAGTGCTGAGTGTGCCTGTTGAAGAAGATCCGACTGCCGGACTGGTGACATCCATTCCGATGGAAACCGATGTCGTCAACATCCCGGCACGCACGGACAAAAACCATTCTACAAGCGTGAGTGGTGGTCTGACAGTGGGGCGTACGACTGAAACTCAGTCTCCATCATCCAGCCGCATGGCAATGGAAAACGTGAAGCTTGAAGCGACTGCACTGATGGGCTTGTCCTACGCGTCAGAGCAATTGCTGGAGCGTTCAGCAGTCTCCTTTGCAGCGTTGCTGGAGCGTGGGTTTGCAGACGAATTCCGCAGCGTCATGCTCAACGAAAAGATCAACGGCGTTGGTGCTGGCAATCCTGTTGGTGTGATCAACGCAGCCTGTACAGTGTCCATCGCCAAAGAAGGTGGTCAGTCTGCTGACACGATCTTGGGTGCCAACCTTCTCAAGATGAAGGAACGTGCCTGGCGGTTTGGTCGCTCGATCTGGCTCGCCAACCACGACACGGAACGTCAGTTGATCGGTGCTCACACATCGCTGACCAACGATGACCGTCCGCTGTTCTCCTACGGCAACGGAACGGATCGTCCTGACACGCTGCTGGGTCGCCCAATCTTCTTCACGGAATACTGTCCAACTCTTGGAGATGTCGGTGACATCATCCTGGCTGACTGGTCGCAGTATCTCTGGGGCACGTTGGGATCGACAACTCCACAGCAGGCAGAATCCATGCATGTGCGGTTCGTTAATCATGAACGGACCTTCAAGTTCTACATGTACAACACCGGGTCTCCGTGGTGGAAATCAGCACTGACACCCAAGAACGGTGCCAACACTCTCAGTCCTTTCGTTGTCCTCGCAGAGCGTGCGTAACAGCACGATTTTAATAGCCGGGCTGTTCTTCGCAGCCCGGCACTGAATCAAAGGAGATTCCTTATGGCTGTTGCCACCGTAACTGACAAATCGTCAAGCAATATGGCGATTACCCAATACGACCACGACCCAGACGGTACATCAGCGGTTGATGTGGCTTGGGTCGATATGCGTGATTATGGCTGCTTCATCGCCTCGTTCTTCCGCACTGTCGGAACATCCGCACTGACGTACAAGATCCTCGCCAACAGTGCGAGCGATGGCAGTGGGTCAGACGTGGAGATCAAAGCGGGATCTGCCGCACCGGATGCCGTTGGCGATTACGCATTCCTGGAATGCACAGCCGAAGAATTGCTGTCTGCTGGTTCCGACCTGCGATACGTCACACTCAACCTGACCTTTGCCACTGGCACTGATGAGGGTGTTGTGACCTACATCCGCAGCATGCCACGCCATGCACAAGCAAGCCTCACAAGCGATTCGATCGCGTAAGGATGACAGATGTCCAAGACAAGCACTGACAAAGTCAAGTTCCTGGAAAGCCGAACGGTTGTTGATCCTGAAGGCGACAACCAGGAATTTGTTGCAGGCAAAACGTATGACATGAATCCAGCATCCGCTTTCCGGTGGGTGCGTCGTGGAGTTGCTGAATATGTCTCGACCTCAAACTCTCGGTCTGACGCAAACAACAGCTCCAACGATTGAGCCGGTGACGACCGCTGAGCTGAAGTCTTGGCTGGGTTACGGTGGCACCGATCAGGATTCCGTGTTTGACAGTCTCATTGTGGCTGCGCGTGAGTGGGTGGAGTCCTTCCTCAGACGCCAACTCATCACAGCCACATGGACTCTCAATATTGATCGTTTCCCATTGGGAGACATCGACCTGCCGCGTCTGCCGGTGCAGTCCGTATCGTCCATTTCCTATGTCGACACGGAAGGCAGCACACAGACGCTCAGCACGTCTAAATACGATGTCAGCACAGACAGCGGGCGGGTGGCACCAGCTTATAACGAAAGCTGGCCATCCACTCGCAACGAACTGGAACCGATCACGATTACCTATGTGGCTGGCTACGGTGACGATGGACATGACGTTCCTGAGTCGATCCGTCAGTCAATCATGATGATTGCAGTTGGCTGGTGGCATGCGATGCAGTGCGGAGGAAGTTCGATGGATGTAGTGAATCCGGCAGCCAGAGCGATGTTAAGTCCGTACAGGGTGCTGTCCACATGACATGCCGCAAGCCAAAACCGTTCAACTGTTCCATCACCATTGAGCAGCCATCCACGGCCAGCGGTGATGCGAACACGTACAACGAAATCGATCTGTACGATGATGCGAACTGGTCAGAATACTGCGTCCGTCCAGCACACAGACGACCACTGCGCGGCAATGAACGCATCGGCAACGAACAGGTGATTGGTGACAGGCTCGAGGCGTTTGAGATGTGGGGTGACAGTGAAACACGGCACATTCTGCTTACGTATCGCCTCAAATACACCGACATCGATGGCACGTCGCACACTCTAGGAATTATTGACCGTCAAATCGACACCACCAACAAGTGGGTCACATTGCAGGCGGTTGAGAATGCATCGGTGGCGTGATGGGAATGCAAATCAAAGGCGTCCAACGACTTAATGATGAAATCTTGCGATTGATGCAGGAGCCGAACAAAAAAGCAGGCACAGCGGCAATCAGCAAGGGCATTAACGTCATCACCAAGATTTATCGGCAGGCAGCACCAACTGGAAATGCAACACGCACAAACAGACGGGCCTATCGACAAACAGGGATTGCGATTTCACGCACTCCCATGAAGCAGTCAGTGGGACGCAAGGTGAGACGCGGAAACAGTAAACGCGGACCAATGGCGAAGGCAGGTTACAACGTTGGCAAAAAGGGAACCAAGCGAGCGTTCTACGCTTCGGCAGTGGCGGTTGGAACGCAGCGTCGTGTGACCAAGGAGGGTCAGAATCGAGGGTCCATTCGTCCACTCAATGCAGGCCGTCAAGTGACAGCAGCCATTCCACGAGCGATTCAGGCAATGCGCACTGAACTCAAAGCGAGGTTGCGAAGTCGATGAGTGCTACACTCAAGCCCGATCTACGAAACCGCATCGCCGGTCTGTCAGCAGTCACGGCGGCTGGGTTCGCTGCGTATATCGATCGACTTCCACAACACCAGGCCGATTACAAAAGCGTGCTGATTCGCCGTGTAGGATTCAACGCCAACAGCACACTTGAAGTGGACGATGACGATTTAGTGACGGAAACATTCGTCATTGAGACACGCGGCAAGAACAGCCAGACAGCGGAATCCATCAACGATGCGATTGTTGACGACCTGCAAGCATTACAGGGAATCAACGTAGGCAGTTCGCGGACGGTCATGGCTGTCAACGTGGACGATCAGACAGACGGTCACGAATTCGACGATTTTGGCGATGACTCTGGTAACGGAATCGTCACCAGTACCTTCACAATTATGCATGTTCCTCAATAGGAGTGACAATCATGGCTAAGCTGGTTTCCAAGGGAACAGCATTGAAACTCACGATCTCAGCATCACTCACGACGATTGCCCAGATGATCGAACTGGACGTTGGTGAGCAAGACCCGGAAGTGTTCGAGTCGCGCACGCTGGACGGTGGTGTTGCGGTGGCCAAGCAGGCGACCACGTATACCGCACAGGGCGATATTACCGGGACTCTGTTCTACGACCCAGCGCAAGCCACGCACCAGTTCATTGCAACGAACTCACAGACTCCCGGAACGGAAGTGGCGGGCAATATCACGCTGACTGACGGCAGTTCCACCACGCTGGATTTCACAGCGGCCACGATCGGTATGGGAGCCACAGCAATCCGCATGAATGATGGTGTCAAGACTGGCGTGACGATCAAGACTGCCGGGCTCGTGACATATCCAACAAGCTAGGTGACTCGTGAAAGTCCGCTATCTGATTCCCATGCAGCAGGAAAACCCGGACTGGATTGAAGGGTCTGGGTTGCCTCGATTTATTTGGAAGCCAGAGGGAACACTTGTAGAGCACAAGGATTCTCCGTGGCTGGTCCGTATCGGAGTTGCTGAACCTGCTGACGAAGAATGCGAGCAGGCGTGCGCTGCGTTCTGGAATGAGGACAGCAAGCAATTTTTGCAGGCTGATTACGACCAGAAGGAGTGTGCCCACACAACCGGCGATTCGCGTTACGACAGCGAACACGGAGAACCGGCAGCACTCATGCGGATGCGTCATCGTCTCATGGAACTGAAGGGCGTGCCTGCTGATGACATGGACAACGTGGAAGTGATGAAAGCCCACTTGAAACTTGTGAAGGAACTGAAGGTCAAAGCGAATGAGCGACTTCGACGCGAACGCACTGCTCCAGAGAACGGAGCGACGAACCAAAACGGTGACAATTGACGGTCTAAACATTCCCATTCAATCGCTGACAGTCAGTGAGATGGAAGAATACTGGAAGGCCAACACCGACGCGAAACTGTTTCAACTCTCGATCGTCAACAACGACGGTCAGCGTGCTTACGACGACTCGCACATGGAACAATTGAAAAGCCTGGATTCGGCAATTGCAGTGCCATTGCGACTGGCAATTCAGAAGCACTGCAAGATGGACATTGACCTTGAGGAACTGGAAAAAAACTAAGGCAGGACTCGGTTGAACAGTGGTGGATTCGTCTGGCACTGAGGTGCAACCGAGTCGACTTTTGGAACATGAAACGAGAAATCCCTTACGACCGATTTCGTCAGCTTGTTGCGTTCACATCCATTGAGGGTGAAGCGTTCGAGGCCGAAGAAGAAGTTGCCACTGCTGACGCATGGCGGCAGGCGTTGGGGCAAGGTCCGCAACTGTTTAGCGGGAGTCTGTGATGGCGAACGACATTGCAGTCGTAATGAACCTGCAGTCGCGTGGCTATGTTGAGGCGATGCGGCAAAGCATGGTTGCCACAGAAAACTATTCTCGGTCTGTTGGGCGTGCCAAAGTCAACTTTCTGGCATACGAAAAAGGGCTTCAACGCGCCACTCAGATGACCGGCCAGAATCGCATGGTCCTGCAAAACTCAATCTACATGGTTGAGGACGCTGCATCTGTTTACGGCACAATGGGATTTGCTGGTGCTGTCAGAGCTGCATCCAACAACTTGACAGTGATGGCAGGTGCGTTCGGGCCGTGGGGAATGGCCGCAACAGTCGCGACCACAACAGCGTTGCAGCTTTACATGGCACTCACCAAAGACAAGGAAGCCGCTGAAGATGCCAGCCACGCCATGAAGGACCATGTTGAAAAACTGAAAGAGCAGAGTGAAGCGGCGATGGAGGCCAGCAAGGCTAATCGTGAGTTTAGAGAGGGGAGTCGCGAAGATCTTGCTCAAAAGTATCAGGAGGCAAAGGGCAAAATTGAAGACACAAAAGCCGCGCTGAATGATCTCAATGAACAGCAGCGCAAACTTGTGGCCACTAAACCTTTTGTAGTTGCCGAGCAAGGTGGTGGAGACAAAGGCCGTCAGGCATTTGAAGAACAACTTAACAACATTCACGCAGAACGAAGACGACTTCAGGAAGAATACAACAAGGCGTTGGAGCAATCAGACAAGATACGCGAAAAGCTCAACAAGAGAACTCATCAGTCACGAGAGGCACAGGTCGAAGTGATGGGCATCGTCAAGGAAAACGCCAAGATCAACGACGAGCTTGCCAAGAACAAACAGCGTGATCACCAGGGAGAATTGGCCCGCCAAAAGGATCAACGCCGCGAAGAATCCAACCGACGATTTCAGAAGCTACTGGAAGATCGCGAACGAGAGCAGTCGATCAAGCGTCGTCAAGACATGCAGCGAAAAGCACGCGAGGAGGAATTGCGAGCTCGTAATCCATCGGGTGCCCGCATGGGTGACCGCGAATTCTTAGAACGGATGGCCAAGTTAAGGCAGCAGGGATTCGTTGGGCCGGATCTCTCGCAACGCCAGCAGCAGTCGATTGACACGATGCAGAAGAACAAAGACAGGCTGCAACAGGATGATTTGCGTGGAGGCTTTGACAAGCGACGTCAAGAAACGATTGCCGAAATCGATAAGCAGATTCAATCGGTGAAAGATGCTGCACGCGGTCGTCAGCAGAAAACGGAGGACCGTGACAATAAACAGGCTGCACTGGACAAGGCGACTCAAGAGAACACCAAACAGCAGAAGATGACGGTTGCTGCATTGGATCGACTGGCCGAAGAAATCCAACGCCGTGCTGCTGATCGTGAGCAGTCTGGACGAATGGTGCAAATTGGAGGTCTGACACTATGAGTGTTGTGTCCTGCAAGAAGATGCCGGAACGTGGTGGTCAGTTTGAGGATTACGACGACACCTATCAGACCTACCTCGTCACCTGCAATTCACGCGATGACGCCTTTTTTGCTGTCCGTGCAGCCATTGAAGCAGAAGTGGGGACGTTTGGAACAGCTCACCCATCCAATCCGTTCTATACACGTCGCAACGTCCGCGTTGATGCTCGCACAGCGTTGCACTGGACTGCTTATGTCAACTGGTCCACACGTCCCATCAGCAACGATGAGCGTGAGCGGGAGCAGTTCCCAAATCCAATCGATCGACGCGTCAAGATGGGCGCTGACTCACAAGAGTTTCAAGTTTATCGTGACGAGGATCTGGACGGCAAAGCTTACGTTAACTCAGCAGGCGATCCACTTGAACCGCAACCATTTGAGGACTCACGAATCGTGATTCCGGTTCAGAAGCATGTTGCCACGTGGGATGCAAGTTGGTTTCTGTACAACAACACAACCAACAGCGGTGCGGTGAGCGTCACGGATGGTGTCAGCACTTTGACAATCGAGGCGGAGTATGGCTTGTTCAAGGGCTTCAGTGTGTCGGACCTCAAGGAAGAAAACGGATACCAGTATTACACGGCATCGGGTCAAATCCACATCACCACGAATACGACTTACAAGTGGAACCTGCCACGCATTGATCAGGGCTTTTACTATCTGAGCGGCGGCAATCGCAAGCGGTTCACGGTCAAGAATATCAGCGACGAAGACCAGGATGCACCGACAGAGCAATTATTAGACGGCGAAGGTGCGGCACTCGCGCAAGGCAATGACCCTGTCATGCTGACGTTCACAGATTTCGCCACCTCAGACTGGTCCAACCTTCCTTTCTTCTTCACAGCATCCATTTAGGAATCGTCATGAGAATTACCGGCGTTACACTTGAAACCACACAATCGCAGATCAGCGAAAATGATCTGCAATCAACTTTCGCATTGCCACGTTCCAAGATGGCACTGGAGAGTGCTAAGTCCTTCCCTCTCGACTTGCGTGGCTGGCAGGTTCACGATTCTGGTGCATTGCTGCCAGCGTCAGCGACTGCTGACGATCTCGGTTTCTCAGTGGGAACATTTGCGACGGCACCTCCAACAATAGTTTCGTCAGATGGTGCCTCAACAACAGTCACTCAGTATGCACGGCAATCGTTTATGGTGCCGCTGGAGTACCAAAACAACCAGACAATTCAATTTGTCGTCAACGTAGAAATGGCGACTGTCAGCGATACCACAGCCACTATCGATGTAGAGGTGTACGAGGCTGACAAGGCCGGTGGAATTGGATCTGATCTTTGCACGACTGCCGCCACCACAATCAACTCTGCCACCGCAGCGAATAAGACGTTCACGATCAACGGTGCTGGTCTCAGTCCTGGTGACTGGCTGGACATCCGCATGACAGTTGCCATCACGGACGGTGCAACGGGATCTGGCGTGACAGCTCAGATCAACAATACCGAGATTCAATGTGATGTGCGAGGCTAAGCGATGGCCGATCCAGTGGGCGTTATCTTCACGACGCAGGAAGCCGAACGCATCGACGCGACCGTTAAAGCGTACGAGAAGAAACCGCAATACGTACTGCCAAGAAAGAAACGCAAGCGGCTGACTGGCAGCGGTGATTGTACCTGCCAAGAAATCTGGCGATTCATTCCTATCGACCCAAGTGCGGGCACTTGGGACATGGATTTGACTGTCAACGGCAGCCTGGAAACACTCACGTTTGACTACAACACAAGCCTGGCAGCATTCGAAACGGAACTCGCCACGCACACTGAATTGACCGTCGCAAGTTTTGTCTGCTCGGGCGGTCCTTTTCCGAACGTGGCAATTTACATCGACTGGACATCACCGCTTGACGACGACATCAAGGACAACTTCCCGACAATCGACGTCTCCTCGCTGACTGGTTCTGTTACAATGGACAAATTTAGCCGGGCCGGGTGATGGCTGGAAACGAAAAATGCTGCTGTTGTCCAACATACGCACGAACAAGTGACAATGTGCGTTATTGGGCTGCCACGCAAGAGACACTAGTGCCATTCTGGTCGCGCGGCTCCAGTGTCACGTACGGAATTCAGATTTGCTATTCAGTCGACAAGCAACGAGTGTTGTGCGGTGACGGATCGAGTCTGAGATACTGGATTCTCGACACGCAAACAGGGGCAGCACTGACAGCGTTCGATGTATTTGGTTACCTCAACGCAACCTCTAATCAGATTGACACAGCAATCTTGTTAAATGGTTGGTCATTCTTCCAACATGACGACTTATCGAATATCAACTCAATGTCGTTCCTGGACGATGGAACTGAGGTGACGCGAACGCAATCGTTCACGCAAAGCGTTGTTGAGCCAGTCAATCAGTGTTCGCAATACCTCTACACGCGATCGGCATCCACTGGAACAGTGACGTTCTACGCCTACGATTCAAGCCTCAACCTTGTTGAAACTTTGGGGCCATACGGCAATGTCGCGGACAGCGTGCAAACGTCAAACGGCGTGTTCATGTTTGAGGAAGAGTCAGATGGTGGTGGAGGTTTCATCGCGACAACGGCCAGACTGATTAACTCGTCTGGTGTTGTCTGGGAGCAGGATTTTGCAGAGACATATCAAAATCCTGGAGGTAGTCTCAACGGATCGTTCGTTGTGAATTCCAATGAACGAGACAAGGCAGGAAACGCCCATCTCGACCCTGTTGGTAACCTGTTCATTAGCTTCGATGTGACTGGCCTGCGTGAGTACTCCATTCCAGGCTTGTCGAGTTATGAGCAGGACACGCGAAAATCTTTAATGTGGGTGAACGGCACCGATTTTGTGATTTACAAAGAGGGCAGCAAGCCGTTTGGGGCTCCCGCATACATTCCGCCGAGGTTGGCGTACTGGTCGAACGGTTCGCAAATATGGGATGTGGAGGGGCCGTATAATGACGGAACTGCCAGCGACCAAGGCATCTTGTCAATTCATGCCGATGATCAACGAACCGTGACGCAGGTTAAGCACAGCGTCTTCACTTCAGAGACGATTTCCACAGCTCACGACAACTCCGACGGCTCTATTGTCGAGACGGTCACTTGGGACAGTGCAGCACTCAGGCCGCGGGCTTTTGCAACCGATCTGATCTGCATCGACACGCCATACCTGTATGGTGTTGTTAGAAGCGGAGTTGCATAACGCGTTGACGCACACTAAGCGAGCGACCAGCGGCACACAGACCGAAAATACAAAAAAACTGAAGATCGCACTTGCTAATGCCGAATAAAACGGTATTGTTTGTCTTGTTGCATCGCTGAGCATCGCTGAGCATCACTGAAGACTAACCAGCATCACACAACCAAAGATGGAAATGAGCACCGATCTAAAAACAGGACTGGCAAAAAAAATTGAGGCACGCAGATACCTCAACCTGTCTCAGCGTGGTCTTGAAAACCTAATTCGCAACGGTGACTTAGAGTTACGCAAGGTTGGCACTGAAACCCGCATCACTTGGCATTCAATCTACGTCTACCTCGGCGAGATCGAGAGCGGCGAACAATAAGCAAGGAGCTAACAGATGCTGATACTTACACGCAAGGAAGGCGAATCAATTATGGTTGGAGACGACATTAAAATTGAGGTCGTCCAGATTCGTGGTGGATCAATTCGAATCGGAATCGCTGCACCAGAAAACGTCAATATTGCACGCACGGAATTGCTGGTTGCCGAGCAGCCAGAGCATGGAAGCAGTCAGGACGACGCACGCATGGATTGCGAGGGGCATGAGGCCCCATGTTTTGACCATGAACCGCTGATTGTTGCCGGTAAGTACTCACTCTGAAACAGGTGTGTTGCCTGTCACTGGCGGCTGGGTTTGCTAAACGCTCAGTCGCCAGATTGAAACACTTTGATTGAACTGTTCGAAGGTACGCGCTGATGAAAGTCTCAACCAACGCCATCGCTAGACGCTGTGTCAGGCCATCGCATAATTCGCCACACAGGGGGAGTGCTCCAAATTCAGAAGAAGAGGACTACTACCGAATACCAATTGGAATTCGAAAACGATTTACACCAGAGCAAGCGTTTCGTCTCTGGTATGACCGGCCTTTGCGAGAGGAGAGCAAAGTTGGATAAGCAAACATTTGACGCCAATGTGATTCAGTGGGGAACTGATCGCGGCATTCTTCCCAACGGTTCAACTGTCGGTGCTCAGCTTGGAAAGACGCTTGAAGAGATCGGCGAATTGTGGCAGGCGATTGATGCACTCGACGGTGAAGAAATCCTCGACGCTTTTGGTGACATCGACGTGACATTGGTCCTGGCTATCGCATTGTGCCTTGATGATACACGCGACGGCACATCATCGGCTCCGACATTTGGCACGCTCATGATGTCGATTTGCCATGGCCGCGAATTGCTGGATGCGTACTACCTGCGAACAGCTCGCAAGTGTCTGGAGTTGCTTTCAAGTCGTCATGGCGTGGACATGGAAGAAGCACGGGCGCACGCCTGGAACCAAATCAAGGACCGCAAAGGCAAGATGGTCGACGGTCAGTTCGTGAAGGAGGCAACGTGAATGAGCTGGCATTATTCGCAGGCGGTGGTGGCGGAATACTCGGAGGAAAACTGCTCGGATGGCGAACCATCTGTGCAGTCGAAATCGACGACTACTGCCGACGAGTCCTTATGCAGCGACAAGACGATGGAATCCTCGAACCATTCCCAATCTGGGACGACGTGCGAACCTTCGACGGGCGACCGTGGCGAGGACGTGTTGACGTCGTTTCTGGGGGCTTTCCCTGTCAGGACATCAGTTGTGCTGGAAAAGGAGCCGGAATCGACGGAGAGCGAAGCGGACTCTGGGGAGAAATGGCACGCATCATTCGCGAAGTACAACCACGATACGCATTCGTGGAGAACTCACCAATGCTCACTTCTAGGGGGCTTCATCGAGTTCTCGGAGACCTGGCCGAAATGGGGTTTAATGCGCGATGGGGAGTGCTGGGTGCAGACGATGTCGGTGCACCACATCGAAGGAAACGCATCTGGATTGTTGCTACCAACG